CGCACTTCCCCCCACTGAATCAAAAAAATATGACATATCTACTGGAAATGTTCCTTGAAACATTGGGTTTTCATAAGCACTTGCGTGGCTTTTATCTGCTATATAAACATCAGTACCCGCATCAGGTTCTTTCATCGGCCCACGGCGTATTGCTATATAAACAAAAGTGCCCGATCCTGCTGAACCATTATTTTTAAATCCATTTGCATACGGGAGCGCACTTGGGTATGCCCCATAATTAAGTTCTACATTTGATAAGTTTGCCCTAAGAGCAGGATTCGTTCCACTGTGAGTCATCCCTCCGACCATATTGTCAGCAATCATCCAATCTCCAGTGCTATCAGTTTTTTTCGACATTATCCATTGAGGCTCAAAACCAATATCAATAATTGCACTGAATCCTGTTCCATCAGTTGTATAAGTCCCACACTTTATAATAGCTTCATCACCATCATCTCCGAATATCTGATCGTCAGAACCGCCTTCAGCAAAAACATACATTATCCAATCAGCAGTATCACCCGTATAATATGATCCAACGGTGACCGAACTATCTGTTGGTGCTGAAGCTATCCCATTATAGTTATCTGCTGCACCCCACGGGTTAAAAGCATAGTTGCCATCTAAAACCGCATAATTTTGCCACCAATTTGAGTTTAAAGTACCCGCTGTCCCAACACTTTTATGCCAAACAAGCCAACTTTGAGATGCGCTAGTCTTCTTTATTATAATACAACCCGGAACACTTCCAAGATTATGACTTACTGCTTGTGTTCCACCACCACCCGTTGTACTGAATTTTACTACATCAAAAAATCCTGCTTGTTTTCGGAATGACCAAGAAACATAGTCTATGCCATTCTTATTTAACCCATAGAAATGACTACCTGAGTCTAATGTAAAGCCCGTAGAGGTATAAGAAAGAGGTCTTCCTGAATCTTCAACAGCATTTAAATTAGAATAAAGCACTTTATTTTGCCCACGGGCTGTGTCAAAAAGTTTGTGGTCATTGTTTGTGCTGTCAGATGTTCTAGGTTTTTGCCAAATTAAACCTCCTTCACCACTAACATCTATTCCAGTAGTAATGGTTTGCGTTCCATCATTACCAGTGTACAAATGCGTAGCAAATACATCTTCTACATAAACTGAACCACCACTGGCAGCAGTTCCCGCAGCAGCGTGTAATAATTTTTTAGCTGATCCTGACATTATTATTCCTTTATGCTAATGCTTGTCCGGCAGTAAAACCATAAAAAGTTGTACCGCCATCTACAGTTAAAAATACAAATACGTCTACTTTATCATTACCAGAACTTAATGTTGGTGCAGTACCTCCGGGCCAATCTACATCCCCTTGCCACGTTATTGTTTTATCAGAAGAACCTTGAATTACTTTTACTGTAAAAATACCTGCGTCTGGAGGATCATTACTAAAAGTTAATGTTAAGGCACTAGAAACGCCATTTAAATCTACAATAAAATTTGTTGAAGCTTGTAAGTCAAGCGCAACTGCATTACTACTTATTGAGCTAGTTACATCTACAACTTCTTCAACAATACCTTTTGTAAATCTAACAACGCCATTAGCATCTGCTGATACAACCTTAGAAGCTGCTGTGCTTCCTAGTGTTGTTAAGTCTAAATAGTTTAGCTCTGCTGTAGTTGCTGTAACCCCATCAAGGATATTAAGTTCTGTTGCAGTACTTGTAACTCCATCAAGTATATTTAACTCAGCAGCGGTGCTTGTAACCCCGTCTAATATATTTAGTTCTGCTGTAGTTGATGTAACCCCGTCAAGGATATTAAGTTCTGCTGTAGTGCTTGTAACTCCGTCAAGAATATTAAGTTCTGCGGCAGTACTTGTAACACCATCTAAAATATTTAGTTCTGCGGCAGTACTAGTAACACCATCAAGTATGTTGAGTTCTGCGGCAGTACTAGTAACACCATCTAAAATATTAAGTTCTGCGGTAGTAGATGTTACACCATCTAAAAGATTAAGCTCAGTAGCCGTTGAAGTGACTGCTACATCTTCATTAATCTTAGGAGATGTTAGTGTTTTGTTTGTAAGAGTTTGTGTCCCTGCCGCAGTTACGGCATTACCACCCTGACCACCAACCTGTGCGTAAACTCTCCAAGTACTTCCATTATAAACAAATTGAACACTAACTCCAGTTATATCTAATACAAAATCAGCAGCAGTTCCATCAATAGTTGATCCATTACGAGCAACAGTTAAATTATTAGTACCAAAAGCATCACCAGAGTCAGCAACAATAATCTGCGCTCCGGCTGATGGTGAACTGGGTAAAGTAACTGTAAATGCTCCACCACTAGTATTAGCAAGAACACCTTCTAAATCTGAAGCTGTATAGTTTGCAGTTTTAGCAACATAAGTAACACCGCTTGCTGCGGGTGCAGCCCAAGCAATATCAGTACCATCAGATGTTAAAATTGTATTAGCACTACCTTTTGTAAGAAGCGCAGATGCTCCACTAGAGTTGCCATAAATTAAAGAACCTCTAGAAACTGCATCAAGTAAATTAATCTCTGTGGCGGTACTAGTTACACCATCAAGGATGTTAAGCTCCGCTGCTGTAGATGTTACACCATCAAGGATGTTAAGTTCTGCAGCAGTAGACGTTACACCATCCAAAATATTAAGTTCTGCAGCAGTAGACGTTACACCATCCAAAATATTAAGTTCTGCTGTAGTAGCTGTTACGCCATCAAGAAGATTAATTTCAGTAGCTGTTGCAGACACTACTACATCTTCATTAATCTTAGGAGATGTCAGTGTTTTATTTGTAAGAGTATCTGTAGATACAAGAGATACTAATGTTGAATTAGCACCTGCGGGTAGCATTAAAGTATTAGTAACACCTGCTGAGTGCGGTTGTCCGTAAACTTTTTGACCATGACTATTGCTTTCACAATTAAATACTATTGCGCCTGAATTGGTATTTCCTCTAACTACAACTGTGCCTGTACCATTGGGTGCTAAATCAAGAGTAGCATTAGAAGTTGTAACAATGTCTTGACCGTTTAAATCTAAGTTACCGCCTAGTTGTGGACTAGTATCTTCTACTACGTTAGCTAAGTCTCCGCTTGAACCAGTACCCGCAATAATAGCTGATCTAGTAACTTTTTTAAGACCACCACCAGATGTATCAACTGCTAACAAAACATCGTTATCAGCAGCAGTACTAATTTCTGCTAAATCTCCTACAGCAACAGGATTAAAATTAGTACCATCAGCAACTAAAATATGACCTGAAGTATTTGTTCCCATCGTAAGATCATCACCACTAATAGTAAGATCGCCTGATATAGTAAGATTTCTTATTCCAGTATAATCTTTGTTAGCATCTAATATAACTGCTTTAGAAGCTACGGCAGTTCCTATTGCCGTTGAACCAATATCAAGAGCGTTTAGTTCTCCTACAACTGCTGTAATTCCATCTAAGGTATTGAGTTCTGCTGTGGTAGCTGTTACGCCATCAAGGATATTAAGTTCGGCTGTAGTACTTGTAACACCATCAAGGATGTTAAGTTCTGCTGCGGTGCTTGTTACTCCATCAAGGATATTTAATTCTGCTGTAGTACTAGTTACACCATCAAGAATATTAAGTTCTGTTGCGGTGCTTGTTACTCCATCTAATATATTAAGTTCAGCAGCAGTACTAGTTACACCATCTAAAATATTTAGTTCTGCCGTAGTGCTTGTAACACCATCAAGAAGATTAAGTTCTGTTGCAGTACTTGTTACGCCATCTAGTATATTTATTTCTGCTGCTGTTGCACTAATAGCTGTGCCATTAAAATTTATAGCATCTAAGTATGCTGTACCATCAATATATAAATCACGCCATTCTTGACTAGAAGAACCTAAATCATAAGCACTGTCTGTATTAGGAATAATATTACTATTTACATCTGCACCAAATACAACATTGTCATCTGCTGCATCTCCTAAAGTAAGAGTACCTCCATTAAAAGTTGTAGTGCCTGTTACTGTAAGATTTCCACCAACAGCTACATTACCAGTAGTTGTTATACTATCTATATAAGCATCTTTAAAATACTTACTAGATGTTCCTAAATCTAAATCGCTATCTGCATTGGGTACTAATGCTCCGTCTTGTAAAACCATTTGTTTTGCTGCGGCACTAGAAACCTCTACATAAAATTCCCAAGTATTACTAGTAGTAAGAATTTTATTTAGAAAATCCTGATCACCAATAGTATGTATGTTACCGCCTTCTCCTGCTGTCCCATCGTGTTGATGTCCGGTAGTGCTACTAGAAGCATATGAAAAAGCCGTTAGAAGTCTGTTATATTCATCATTAAATAAAGCAGCAGTAATGGTATCTCCATCCGCTAAACTACTCTGTCTTACATAACTTGTACCCATTATTATCTCCTACCGGAAGGTCTATAGTCTACATAGAAACCATTTATTGAATAAGGTGCATTAGTGTCCTGACTAAATATTTTAAATGCTATGTTGTGTCCACTTCCTTGTACTGCCTGTCTTGCCATAGGGTCTTGAGAAGCTCCAAATACTGCTGAATTAAAAGTTGAATCTCCAAATACTGCCGGAGTTGGTATGGAATCTAATGTATAATTTGGTGGCTGTGGTCTATTAGTATCATCAAAATCATATGTTATCTTTAATGTAGGCTGCACTGTTCCTTCAGGTGTAAAAGATATTTTTGTGTAATGTAATGTTTTTAATGTTCCTGCATCTCCAAAATCTAAATTAGGTGTTTTATATCTTGCATCTATATTTGTTGATGTTCCTGCGGGATTAAAAGCATTGCCTGTGTTATGATTATACACATAGCCATCTTTATCTCCGTGATATATTTGTTCTACACTATCAGCATCAAAACCTGATGTAAAGGCATGAGCTTGGATTCCTATTGTTTCAGACCACTCAAAACCTTGTGGTGTTATTGTTCCTATAATTCCTTTTGCTGTATCTGTAGAAGCTGAACCTGCACTATAAAATAATCTATATTGAGATTTACTTCTTAATACTGCACTAGATATAACTAAAGAACCTATGTTAGCAGCTAAAGAAGCTACAATAGATTGTATTTGTCTTGATACTGAGCTTAACTCTACGTCACCAATACGCGCTGTACCTGCAACTAAACGAAATCCATCAGGACTTAAAAAGATAAGATCACCACCAATCTCTTGAATACTTCTACCATCTAAACAACCTACGTTCTGTGTAATAGGTGTTATAGCTATAGAGTCAGAATTATTTATATTAGATAGTTTGTAAATACTGTTTTTACAAAATATAATTAAATCACCACGGAAGCTGCTTAACCCTACTACTTGATCATCTAATACAATGCTACCAGAACCCGTTGAAGTAAAATCATTTATGTCACTTGTGCCACTATAAAATATAGTATTAGGTGCTGTAGCTGCTCCTGCAACTACTAAGTGTTTATCATGTATAGTACATTGTTTTGGATAATGTGTACCACTAACTGTAATTTCTTCATAGAAAAAAGTTCTATCTGTTAAAGCTCCTGTACCCGTCATTTTAAATAAAGCAGGTTTTACACCAGAACCTATATCAGTTATTACTACTTCACCATAAGTAGTATTTCCTTCAAACAATGCAAAATTTGCATACGACTGATTTGTTCTAGCGGCTGTGCTTCTTCCTGTAAATGTAGAGTAATTATCTCCTGACCCACTTACACTTGCACGATTTATTTGTAACCAACTTGTACCATCTAAACTAAAATAAAGATTAGTACCTGATGCTGCAATAACCCCATCACCATAAACAAAAAGTCCTAATATAGCATTAGAACCATTAGGTCTTGCTGCACTATCACCACCATAAAGTGTGTAACCATTTATTCTTCTGTAGCCGCCATCTGGATCAACTTCAAAGTTTTGTAACTCTGTAGCAAATCCGGGCTGCTGTAACATTTGAAACTGGTTAAGATTAGTGTTTAGACCGCCTTGACAAGATAAACCAAATGCTTGCATAGTTAATCAAACCTTACTCTGTCATCAGACATATATGTTGGAACAGTCCCTATTAAGTTTTCCCTCATGCTTCTTAATCCTTTTTTATAATCTTCTAAAGCAAAAGCTGCCATTTGAGGATTGTCTTTAAATTGATGTGTGTAATATCTAGCTTTAGAAAGTATCACTGTTTTATATAAATCAGGAAAAACTATTGCATCATCGTGTGCAGCTAGTTCTGTTGGTAGATCATAAGCAAAAAACCAAACTTTATAAACTTGATCAGGTATAGGACTTAAACCAAACTTTCTTGCATCAGGACTTCTAATAACAAATCGTGGTTCTCCACCTGTAGCTTGATCAGCATCATCGGCATTTTCTGCTGTACGTCTAAAGTCTTTCCATTGTTCTATTGTTATAAATCTTAAATTTTTAGAAACATAAGGAGCTGATTCGCCACTTACTCCTACTGTTGTAAGATAAAAATTATCCCAATCTATAGAACCATAATCATCTTTTACAGATGAACTAGCAGCTTTTAATTCATACCATCTAGTCCCGGCTGTAGTATCTACAGAAACATTACCATACATAGGATCGGTAGCTCCGCTTTCTCCTGTTGCTAAGAAAGGCCACTGAGGTTCTTCATTTGCTATGTCTAGGTATGATCTGTTAATACAATCTTTTGCATGTTGTTGTATTCCTACAGCACTAGAAAAAGTTGAAGAAGTTAGTACAACCTCATTCAACTCTCTTAATAATTCATTTGATAATTGTAAAAATGTAGTAGCCATTATTATTCCACAGGTTCTTTATGATTTACTGGATTATTAGGATTTCTAAAAATACGATCATAATTATCTTTGTATTTTTCTTTGTCTTCATTTTTTAAATAACACCCACTAACTTTAACTTTTCCTTTAGGATTAAATCTAACAGGGTTCTTTTCACTTCCTAATTGTGGCATAACTTAACTCCGTTAATTACACTTACAGCAATTACAGTTTTTACATTTACACATTTACACTCTCCCAATAAATTAAAGGGGGCATATTTCAGCCCCCAATAATATTAGTCTATACCGTAGAATGAGGAAACTAATGCTTCGCTACGTAGTACCTTAGACCCATAAACATGGAGTCCACGGACTATATCGCCAAAGCTATCAGGATCACGAATTACTTCAGTATTTGTAATGGTTTGTGCTGTGGCACAAGCTGACATATGACCTGCAATACACTTACCTGCTGCATTTGTAGTAGAAGCAATATTGTTAGTCTTGTACATATCAAAGCCACGCAACTTACCAGTTGATACTAGGCCATTACGGATTGAACCTTGTCCTGCATTGTAATCAACAGACAGAAGTTTAGAAGAACTTTGAACAAGTACTTCATAGAACTCTGGATTCGCTAGAAACCAACGTCCTTCTTCTGGTACATTCTGCTCATCCAATAGACGCGCCATATGTGAAAGCACATCAATTGGATCATGCTCACCAGAAGCAAAACCTATGTCAAGATTACCTGTGCCATCAAAAGTTCCTGCTGCAAGGTCAGTTGCATTATCAGAACCTAAGATGTGGTTAGGACTAGATGCAGATACTCCTGCAAATAACGCTGCAATAACACCTTCATCAAAGGCATCCTTTAGCGAGTAAGCTGCTGAAGATGCAGCAACGTCACGGAAATTAACGTGAGACATATTGGTTTCAATATCGTCTACGATAAATTTAAATGCGTTTGCTGTATCAACGACCAAAGTTAGTTCTTGGTCAGTGAGCTTAGTTGCAGTTACATCTGCTCCCCTTTCATACTGATAAACAGTAATTTCAGGTTCTTTGATTATCTTTACAGAATCACCAAAAGCTGATATTTCACCCGCATAATCTGTATTAGTAATTGCTTCTGCAACAGATGATTTCCTAAAGAAATTTAGGACAGTCTTAGAATAGACTGAAGGTAAGAAAAACGAATTGGTTTGACCTGATACTGAATTAGCAAAGTTAGCATTAGTATCCGTTGATGGTTCAAAAAATTGATCAGATTGATTATAAGCCATTGTAATATCCTCTTAAACTTATTTAGCTATTCTGCCTTCTGATAAAGCCAATTTGATTTCATCTTCATAACGATCAAATTGATCAATAGACATATTAGCAATTTCTTTTTCTGTCCAAATTTTTGGAGCTTTTGCATCCACCGCTGTTGTTTTTGTAGACACCATATCGGCGGCAGAGCCTTGCTCTTTCTTTTTGGACTGCCTCTTTTGTGGTGACTGAGCTACACCTTTTTCCATTTTGTAAAGGTCTATAGCACGACTAGCTAAAGTCGCATCACTGTTGTTTGCATAAATCCATTTCTGTATATCTTCAGGTTGTTCTTTAGCCCATTCGTGAAAAGTTTCATCACCCCTTATATCTTCAAAATCAGGGTGACGTTCCCTCAACATTGTTTCAGCTTCTCGTTTTAAAATATCAGCTTCGCGTTGTTGCATTGCTGAAAGTTGCTGTCTTAATGCTTCGGTTTGAGTTTCACTTTGTAAATGTGCTACAGTCTCAACTGTTTCATACAAGTCTGGATTTTTTGCTTTGAATGTCTCAAGTTCTTCCAAAGTTTTTGGAGCTTGATATTCAGGGGCATTTTCAGATGCTTCTGCTATCAACTCTTGTTCTCTTTGTTTGAACTCAGAAATTCTACTGTCGTAATGTTTCTTTAGATCATCATACCTTTTCTTATAATTAACATCTTTAGAATTTTTAGCAGGGGGCGTTTCTGATTCTTCATCAGAAGGCGTAGCCTGTTGTTCTTGAGATGGTGCGTAGAATAAACCATCAGCACTTTCCGTTCTTGGTCTATCGGGAGTGTGCCAATGTTTCTTTGCATTATAAGGGTTAGGTGCTTTTTCCTCCACAGGATTAGTTTGTGCTTCAGCCATGATACTTCCTCCACGGGGCTTGTAAGTTTTAAAAGGTAGCCATTACAATAAATTATTTGTACGGATAATTTAAAATGGTGCTTTTACTTCAAGGTAGCCGTTATCGTTGTCTAATATTAAGACTAGGCATTTGATTAGAAGACATCATTACTTTGTTCATGTTATCTTCTATATCAGTATCCTCGTCCTTTCTCATTAAGCCACCATCATAAGCACGTTCAGCTTCATCCATCATTGTTTGAAGTCTGTCTGCACCTATTTGATCAGTGGCTTTTCTAGTCATCACAAATTCACCGTCAGATAATCTAGCGGGTATTGAATCTGAGACTCCCGTTCCCGGCCCTGCAACTTCTCCAGAGCCAGTAAACTCAGAAGCCGTTCCTACAACTTTGTCAAATATCATACTCAGTTGAGGATCGCCTTCTAAAGCGTTCATTAAATATGTTTGTTCTTCAGGTTGTAAAGCTTCATTTAATACATAATCTATATATCCATCTTCCATTTGATCATCTGGAAGTTGTGAAGCTTCTACTGCTGCCATTTGTTCTGGTGGTATGTTGGGGTATGTGTCTACTGGAACTTCACCACCCTCTTGAAATACACCACGACCTTTGAGAACATCAGCCTGTGTTATTTTTCCATCACCTGTAAGATCAGGAAGTTTACCGCCTTCTGCATACATTTCTCTTTCAGGAGGAGACATCATACCTCCACCCATTTTCTTTTGTTTATCAGGTGCAGCTACCGCTACAGTAATAGCAACATCAGGAGCAGCTAGTAAGGCTTCTTTATTTTTTCTACGCTGTCTATTTCTTTTAGATTTACTAGCCATTTATTTCTCCTTATGAACTTTCTGCACAGAAAAGTTAGCATTTAAAGTAGCTCCTTTATGTGCTTTAAACTTACCAGTATGCTTCATAAGTTTAAAACCTCCATCTTTTTGTTTCATCCAATGGAATCCTGCGGGAGCTTTTACTTTCATTTTAAACCTCTTCTATTTTTAATAAGTCATTTACTATTTTTAACTTTTCTTCTGCTGCTGCTACTTGTTCTATTAGTTTATCTACTTCACCTACTAAGTCTGGATGTTCAGGAACACCAACAGAACCAGACAAATAGTTTTCTAAATTAACAGCAAGTACTTCTAGTTCTGCTGAGTACTTAGCAGCTAAAGCATTTAATATTAATACTCTCATGCTTTTCTATACTGCCTAGTTTTTCTAGCTACTTTTTTAGGTTGCTTAGAATGTTGCTTACCTTTTTTAGTATCTTCTCTTTTCTTTTGAGTTGTGGCTGCATATTCTTTATTAGACAAAGAAGCTATTGCTCTTTCAGGTAAATATCTTTCACCTGTTTTAGCACTAGGCTTACCAGATTTAGTACGCCATTTTTGCTTTGTCCATTTTTTAAGACTCTTTTGTGGTTTTTTTAAAGTCATAATTAATTAGGTTTAGTTACCTCTCCACCCATTGAATATTTCATCTTGCCACCACCCATCATTTTCTTTTTGTTCATACCGCCCATCATCATTTTTTTCTTATCATCTTTTTTAGCGGGTCTACCTTTTTGTGATCCGTATGTACCTTTACCCATTGGCATAATAATTTCTCCTATTTGTATCCACCACCTTTGGCTTTGTATTGTTTAGCTAACATTTGTGCTTTACGAGCAGACCATTGACCGGGCTTACCGCCTTTTGATCCTGCTTTAATTCTATTAAAAAGAGTTTTTCTCATTGTAGGTTTAGTATAGTTACCTGCTTCATTTACTCTTGACGTTTTTTTTGTCACAAGGCCACTCCTCTTTTATCCACTCAGTATAAGGTAAAAACTTTCTTTGTTGATAAGACCAAAATTTACCTTCATAGTGAGGCGGCTTTTCTTTTAGTTTCTTCAACTTCATCCTTCAACCGCTCTAGGCGTTCCAGAGAATTGATCTTCCCCTGACTGCGGAACATTTCCTGTTCCGATGTTGCCCCCACCAGTACCCGTAACTCCAAGTTCCGTAGGTTGCTGAGATGCTCCTTCAGGGCCTCCCATAATTCCTTGTTGCTCGTTAGGATTGATAGGCGTTTCGCCAGTTGCTTGTCCAACATTATTTTGCATCCCTATAATTTGAGCCATGATAGCTGCTTCTTCTGGATCGTTGAGTATTTCATCAGGATCAAGATCAAGCGAGTATGCAAGCTCTCCAATGAGTTTATTAATTTTAACAAACGGAGCAATAGCAGGATTCTGAATACTTTGAAGAAAAGTAGTTAGCCTTTGGCTTCTTACTTCTTTCTGCATAAGGCTTGCTGTACCAGTAGCCCTAACTTCTAAATCTCCTTCTACACCTAGTTCGCTTTCTAAAAACTGCATGTTCCATTGGAAGTATGCTTCGCCTAAAGGTTTTAAAAGAAAGTCATCAAGATTTTTAATAACTGTCTTTATGTTTAGTGAAGCTGCTCCGAGTAACATTGACATCCCTGACGCTGTTCTCGTCATGCTTTGAACACCAGTTTGACCATGCGAGTAGCTTGGTATCCCTGTTTGTTCATCTGCTAACTGTCTAAACTTATCAAACATCATCATGTTTTCTGTAGATGTATTAGGAAACTTTAAACCATTAATGGCTGTGCCGGGAACTCCTGCTTGTCTGCGGAATACTTTACCCGGATATATGTCCATACTCTGACCGCCTACAAGAGCAGTCTCATCTACATCAAACACTAACGAACCTGATAGTGCTAGGTTGTCTATTGCCATACGTGCATGACCATTCATAATCTTTTGAGAGTCATCCATGTTTTCAGCTACGCCTATACCAAAAAAACTATAGGGATTTTTTTCGTATGAAAAAGAATGATAAGGTATTCTGTGGGGTGTAAATGGGTTTACTACTGCGCGTAGTACTTTACCATTTGAAACCCACGCATTTATTTGTACTTCATCTAAGTCATCTACGTTATCATCTAGTTCCATTCCAATCTCTCTAGCATACTCAGCATCCATAATGCCCCAGTATTCTAGTACTTCATACTTGGCTGAACTTATATCTGACATTCTGTTATCATCTTTTAGTTCATACTCATAATCTTTTTCTTCGTAGCTTGGCCCCATTTCAAGACAAGCTCTTATTTGATCTTTATCAAAGTAAGGAAGCTTAGATAAACTTCTAAATTGTGAACGATTAAGTTTGTGTCTATGTACAACATATTCACATTCATTCATAGTAGTAGCATTAGGGTCTGGAAAAAAATCCCAAATACTTACAAACTCAATTCGTGGTACACGTACTTGTAATGGTTCGTATGTTCGTTCTCCATCTTCATTAGACCATCTGTTTAAAGTTTTATTAAAATTAAATGGCCCTTTAACAATACCTGTACCAAATAAAGATGCCTCAAATAAAGCATTTCTTATTTCACTAGAACCATTAGATTCTTCTATTTGATCGTGTATTAGCTTTTCCATTCTCCTTGCTGCTTTTTGAGCAGGTTTCATTTCAGGAATTTGTGGATTAGGTGATGGGCCTGTGGTTAAACTATCAGCAGCTTGTTTGTCTAAAGGCTCTACAGCAGTTAATGTTTCTCCTGCTTTTAAATCTTGATCATCTCCTTTGTAACCTACATCAAAAGGATTTTTAGTTTCTGATACATCATCATATCCAGATGATGCTGTACTTGTTTCAATACCGGGAACAGGATTGTTTGTATCTAGATGTGCAATTTCTGGCACACCTTCAGGTACTTTAGTCTCAGATACACCTATAGGAAACTTATTGCCTCCAAAGATAACATCTACTAGTTGACCAAATGCTGCTAGTACTTTTGTTTTAGTTACTTTTACAAAGACTCTAGATTTTTCTGATTCTCTAAATTTAACATTCTTAGGATACAGTCCACGATAGTTGTGGTATGCTGTCATCCATCTTCCTTCATCAGCATCTCTAGCCATTTCAGCAGAAGAGAATCTATCTTGAATAAGTCCGGCAAGGCGATTATTTAAATCATCTTCAAGATTTAAAGACATTCCTTCTTCATTGTCTACTTCTTCAAAATAAATGCCATCAGCATTTTGTATTAAACTATTCTTTTCTTCAGCCATATTAAAACCTTAAAAAACCACGAACGCCACCATAAGCAGCGTCCATGATTAAAGAGTTACAATCTATTGATCAGGTGTTGAACCCATGTGTAAGAACTCAACTAAGTAAGTTACAGTCGTTGCTGCCGTAGCAAGATCATTTGCTAATGGCGTAAGACGAGCATGAAGTGTTCTTGCACTAGCTGTATACAAAGTACCTGCTATAACAATAGCTTCACTAGTTGCAGGGCCACCAACCACACCTGCTGTAGTAGATGTACTTACAAATTGGTTTGCTGCATGACCATGTGAATTTTGAATAATATACAACGGTGCATTAGCTGACCAAGTTACTGCTGAACCGCCATCATCTAAGATAGCTTTTTGATCAATAATTTGACCACCACCTGCTGAAGTACCTAAATCAAAATCAACATCATCACCTGAAGCTCCTGCTGTAACAATGTTACCTGCCGGAATAGCAATAAGGTTACGAATAATTGTATCGGCAGGTTGTGTAAAACTAACATCAGTATTTGTGTCAGCCGTAACTGCAATAGTTCCTGTAGTTACAGAAGTCATAGAGGTAAGCATATTCTCTGCCATCTCTCTTACATCACCTGTTCTAGCAGAATTTCTACCTGTATCTCTTACATTATATACTGGATTTGCCATTGGTTATTTCCTCGCTTGAGTTATAAATTATTTTACTAATAGCCAAAATCACTATCAGCCGGGGTATAAGCCTGTTCCAAATGCAGATTTCTTATTCTACTAAAAGAATCTTGTATTCTTGGTCTAGACATTATTAAATAGCGCAGAGCATCATAAGCGTGATCTGGTGCATGTGTATCTACATCTTCTGGATTAGTACGATCCAGAGGAATACTTTGTAGCTCACGTATCAGGTTAGGGCAAGTGTTAAAGATTTGTAATCGTGGCCTACCGCTTTGTTGCACTTTTAAGTATTCGTGGATTTGTATTTTACCTTGTATCCGATTCTTATCAGCCCTTCGTAGTTTATGACCTGCACGAATTAGGGACTCACCTACTGTTGGGCCTGTTGTTCCTGTTCTAGCCCACGCCGCCGTGTCTAAAACTCCTTGAACAGAATACGGATCATTTAACTCCATCTCTGTTATCCTACTGCCTAAGTCTACTCCTGTCAAACCTTTTTGATATAACTCTCTATAAATAATTAAAGTTCCATCTGAAGGATCAACTGCTCCCCATATACAGGAGCTTTCAGAAGCATAACCATAGTCAATACCTTTTGTACGCTCCCAAGAGATAGGTATCTCAAAAGGAGTAATAACATGAACATCTGTTTCAAATTCCGTAAAGGCTGCGCCTTCATTAACGTCCCAATTACCTTCTAGCAATTGTCTGCGCTGAGTTGGCGGCAATGCCTTTAGCATTTCTTCATACCGACCATCTGTAGCCAAGTATGGATTATCATCTAACCTAGCAGGAATAAACTTCCTAGTTAAGTTGTCTTCTCCTGTAAACGATTCATTAGGAGGATATGGATCAATGTATCTCTTTTTAACCCACGTAGCTCCTACGCCACCCGGATTAGCTGTACACCTCATGTAAGGTGTAATCTCAGGGTCGGTCGTTCTTAGGCGGGAAGCGAGATAATTCCATCCAAACTCAGTAGGTAAGTGAGTGATCTCGTCAAAACCAATCCAAGAATAGGCTTGGCCCTGATACCGATAAACATCAGCATCCCGCTCTAAGAAGCCGAACTCTACTTTAGCTCCACTAGGGAAGTTCCAAAGTTTTTCAACTTCTTTATACTTACAGCCCGGAAAGGCTTTTGGGTATAACTCTCTACTTTTATCTATAAGTTCTCTTAGCTCTGGCATTGAGCGCCTAAGTATTAACGCTCTGTGTGCTGATCTATGTGCAAAACGTAATGGGTCTATAAGCATTGCATAAGACTTACCACCACCTGCTGCACCACCATAAAGAACATCTTTCTCTGGTGCTGCTAAGAAGTCTGTTTGTGGCCCATTGTTAGGCTTAAATATAACATTGTTATTGACTTCTTCTTTTAAAGCTTTTGGAACTTGATCTAATACATCTTCAGTAACAACTTTATTAGTTGTTTTTTTCTCTAGCTTATTTAATGTTTCTTTAGATGCGTTTAATGAATTTCTTTTTGCATCTAATCTTTGTTTAAGTTTATCTGTTGTTTTTTCTTTAGTGCGTACTGCTCGTCTTGCTTTAATCTTTGCCTTAGTCTCTGAGTGGAAGTTATAGCCTCTACCTTTTGCACCCTTCGGCCTTCCGGTCTTTTTCCGGGGAGTACCATCTTTCTTGAGAACAAAGTTACCATCTTTATCCGTTAGGTAGTTCTCTGGGTTCTGTTTCCAATCTTCCATTTGCTATAATTTTCTTTAGCCCTGTATGGCTTAAAGACCTCCCGGTTTCATTTTCTATCCAAAGACTTCCTTCACGTAGAGATAATACTTCATCTTGTACTAGCTTTGCAATAGTTTTTAAAGTTTCTAATTGATTCTCTATAGGCTTTAAAGTTTTATTGTCTTCTGCTAGTTCATATCCAAATGGGATAGTACTACTTGATCTCCGCTTTTGCATCTATAATAATCTCTTCTTTGGCCGGGAGTATAAACAATCCTCCTTCTAGTTTGTGATTAACATCAACTCTTTCTTGCTTACCTAGCCCTGTTCTGTCTAATATAGTTTGTGCAGCCTGTAATCTCATGTTAGCTTGGGGAACTGGATTATTGGATTCCATTATATCCACTAGCTTCATTGCTGCTTTAGGTGCGGATTGAGCGAGTATGTTTGAGGCTAAGTCTATAATTTCATTTTTAAGTGCGTGTACAACTTGCCAATGTCCATTCTCAGAATATCCGGCTAACCTTGCAGCTTCCTTGGGATCACCTCCTGTTTCAACAAGATGGTCTAAGAAAGTTTGTTGTTTGGTTGTTAATTCTTTTTTCATAATATACAATATTATACAGTTATTTTCTAGGTTTGTCAAGTCCTTTATGTAATAAAGTGTAACATTATCTTGACAAAACAGCAATTCATGTGTATAATACTATAGAACCCACCGGGGTTCACTACATCCCCACAGCCCCGCTTAACGTGTACTCTTCCTTTAAGACCCTTTAGAGACTTTAGAGTTCCGGCCTAAACTGGTTGACACTCTAAAGCCCTCCAAAATGTATATGTATTAGTATATATACTAGTGGGGGGTAGTGGCCTCCTGCGTACCCTTTACAACTCTGGAGGTCTTTGAATACTATTTAGTCTTTATTACCTGAAGACTATAGAACTCCGTAAGGAATTTAGTAAAAGACTCTGAAGGACTTTAAAGTTCTCAGAGAATTGACATCAGGTTTCCAAAGAATACTGGAAACTCTTGAGTCTCTATAGTAGTTTTTAAACTCTAAAGAACTTTAAAGATTACAACAACATAACCAATTAAGTATTAAATACATAATAATTTAAAAGAGTTTATAAATTTCTACGCACTTGAGGCTAAATCCCCAATATAGATACAGGGATTCTTAGGAGAGTTTTATAATTCTAAGATGGGCGTTAAGCCTATTATAACTCCAGAAGTCTTCCATTTCTTTAGCCTTGAAGGGTTCCGCGTTGAGGTGACACAGCCACAAAAACATCCATCCCCATTTAGAACTCCGCGCCATAATGATTTCTAGATTTCAGGTTGCTCTGAAGTCATTTTTGTTCGGCTGTATAATTGCATCCTGTTTTTACAAATTTAATTTATTGGCGTAATTTAAAATTCCCTAAGGTGTGAGGAAATTAAAATTCCTTAGAACATAAATTAAATTAAAACAGGACACAATTATGACTACACAACCAAACAAAAACTACATGACTTCAGAGCAATTCATTAAGAAATCATTATTAGATAATAATCTGGACAAGAAAGATTCTCCAGATGTATCTATACTAAATGGTTGGGGATGGATTAACAGCGTGGCTTACAACGTCACCTCAACACTACTAGCAGATAATCCTGAGATTCAGCAGAAATATACCGGAAGAATTTATAGCAGGATGCGAGGAACTATAATCAGTAAAGTATCTACTGATGATAATCGCATCTCAGGTAAATCATTCTTCGGTATATTTCTTAATCCCAAGAAGATAAAAGGAAATGAAGTAAGGCTAAAGAAGGCTGTTATGGAAGACTTCTGGAGTTACGGAAAGGGCTTAACGCTCAAAGAACTTAGCAAGTAACAGTTCTCCTTACAAAGAATCCCTGCTTTTTTAAGTGGGGATTTTTTTTGTTTATAGAAATTTATAATTTATAATATAAACAAATTATTAAAAAGGATTAAAGAAAAATTATTTTGTTATATAATCTGCTTGACATAAAAAAGCATCTCGTCAGGTGTGAGAGATGTTTTTTATTTTATATTGCAGAGGAACAAAATAATTTTTACTTTTACTTTAATAAGACACCCAAACCACCAGAGCGAGCAGCAACATTTTAAAATTTAAATGGCTTATAAAAATTATGATTACAGTTGACCGAAAATTATTAAAGTTTCTTGGGGTTGACAGCGATCTGGAATCCATGCTAGGCTGATTGATACCTGAGACAAGTACTTGATAACAAAGGAGTTTATATGAAACTTAAAACAAAAACTAATAAAAAAGATTACTTAACTTTGAATGGTGTTTGTGATTTAATGTCTGAGTCAACGCAAATTAAAACTAAAAAATTACAATCTAAGTTGACCGGATTTGAAGATATAAATTCACAGATTGAGAAGTTTTTTAAATCAGGAGGTAAAGTAAAAGAGATTCATTCAGATTCTAGAAGAATTCCTGAATGGTGTTGGTGGCAAGATGATTATCCAAAAAGTTATAGGAGATAAATAAAATGGCTACACCAGTTATATTAATAAAAAAAGTTTATTGGAATGGTTCACTTGAAGGTTATAAACCTATGAATCGTTATGCTATTCAAGTTTTAGATTTACTAGGTAAAAGCCGGAGTAAATTTACTGAACAAAATATGAGAGATTTAGAAGCTCTTGAATTTAAAATTGAAACTGCGGAAGAAGGTTTATATGATTAATTTTAGAGAAATGTTTGATCCAGTTATTTATTCTAAAAATATTTTAGATTATAAAGATCAATTGGTTTCACCTAAAATAGGTGATAAGTTTGCTGTTGATATTAATATTAAAAATGGTCAAAGAATTTATAATGTTACTGTTGGCAGAAAATGGATGTATTTCAAAGAGTTACATACTCAAGGAGTTGTTAAGAAATCTACTGCTGAAGGTAAAAGAATATTAAATAATAAATATTGGCAGTCTGCT